AATAGTAGTTGGGTATGAAGATGTTCATGGAGAAAAACTATATTGTCCTATTTCAAAAAAAGTGCGTAGTATTAGAATTATTCCCGTGATTTCCGGAAGTGGAGATAACTGGTGGATGTGGATAGGCGCAGCAGCACTGTTTACTCTAGCAATAGTTGCGCCAGGTGGAGTTCTAATTTGGGGAACTAAGTTTTTTACTTCTAATTGGACGATTTTGATGGGAAGTGTGTTACTGTTTGCAGGTATTGCATCTTTGTTCAAACCAGCCAAAGAAGAGCCGGAAAAAAGTAGTGAAACTTTTGGTGGAATACAGTCTAACACACAGGAAGGCGGTAGAGTACCAATCATTTACGGTATCATGATTTCTGGTTTTTATGTTATTTCGGCTAAAATAAGTAGTGTTTATATTGGAAACCCAGTTCTTGGTTACAACAAATAATAAAACAAATGGTTAAAAAAAAGAAAGAAATTAAAATATTTGGGCAAGGTGGAGGCGGTAAAGGCGGCGGTAAAGGCGGCGGTGGTAAACCAAACATTCAAAAACCAACTGGAAGAAGTGTTGCTTCTGCTTATATTCTTGGAGCTATTTGTGAAGGCACTATAGAAGGATTAGGCTCAAATCCTTTACGAAATGTTTTTCTTGATGAAACTCCTATAGAAAACAATGATGGAAGTTTAAACTTTAAAGATTTTCAATTTGGATATAGAACTGGCACTCAAACACAAGCAGCTATAACAGAAATTCCAGGATTTGATCAGGTCGCTTCTCCAGAATCAGTCTCAGCTCAAGTTTTACAATCAATTCCAAATGGTGTTAATAAAACCATATTTATTCAACCAGGTGAAACTTTACTAAATTTAATAATTTTTAAGTTTTCTTTTCAGCTACAACGAATTAATCCAGATAATGGAGATACCAGTGGCGCAGATTTAAGTTTTGCAATTTCATTAAAACAAGATAATAATGCTTTTGTAACTGCTTTATCTACTACGATAGGTGGTAGATTTCCGTCTCCTACTGAGTTTGACTACGCAATTCCTGTACCTGCAAATACATTATCTTCTTTAACATTAAGAGTGCAAAATTTTACAGTAGACAATGAAGAAACCCAGCAGCAAGGTTATCAACGTCAAATGCAATGGATTGGATACACAAAAATAAATTCAACTACTTTACGTTATCCCAACACTGCTATAGCTGCGTTTGGATTTAACACTAGTGGCTTTTCATCTATTCCTACGGCTGCTTTTAAAGTTTTTGGCATGCTTATTAGAATACCCAGTAATGCTACTGTTACAGCGCAAAGAGGATTAACATATAGTGGAACTTGGAACGGAAGTTTTATTTACTCAACTCTTGCTGTCTCTGATCCAGCATGGATTCTTTATGATTTACTAACAAACACAAGATATGGGCTTGGAGACTATATTGATATTGGGCAAATAGATAAGTGGGGATTATATGAGATTAGCCAGTATTGCAATGGATTAGTACCAGATGGATACGGTGGTACAGAACATAGATTTCAATGCAATATAGCTTTACAGAGTAAAACAGAAGCGTACCAAGTATTGCAATCTTTAATAACAATTTTTAGAGGATTTAGCTATTGGCAATCTGGTGCGATAACATTCGTCGCTGACAAGCCAACAAATGTTTCATATCAATTTACGCAAGCTGATGTAGAAGAAGGCTTGTTTACTTATAGTAGAACTGGATTAAAAAGTAAAAAAACAATAGCATTAGTTAGCTGGCTTAACCCAAATGATTTTTATAGGAAAACAGTAGAAGTAGTAGAAGACCCTATCGGCATTCAGAAATGGGGTATCAAAGAACTAGAAGTAGAAGCAATTGCATGTACTTCTAGAGGACAAGCAAGGCGAGCTGGAGTAGCTATTTTAATGGGAGATAGACTAGAACAAGAAACAGTTATTTTTAAAGCTAGGGCTTACGCTGCATTTATTAAACCAGGAGACGTAATTAATATTTTAGATTCACAAAGAGTAGAGATGAGATATGGAGGATTAATCAAAGCAGCCACAGAAAACACTGTTACGCTAGATAGTCCAGTAACGTTAATTTCAGGAGAGTCTTACAAAATCAGTGTTACTTTAAGCAATGGAACAGCGGTGGAAAGAACTGTAGTTACTGGGGCAGGAAGCGATATATCAACGATTGTAGTATCTTCAAATTTTCCTATGATTCCACTTCCTGAGTCTAATTGGATATTATCCGGAACTAGCATTAAACCTAAAAAATACAGAGTAATTAACAGAGTTCCTGTAACTGAAACAATAGAAGGTATGCATGAAATTACAGCAGCAGAGTATGATGATAGTAAATATACTTTTATTGATGAGATGAGAATGGTATGACTTGGGAATTTGATGATTTACCAGTTAAGACAGCACTTCCAAACGCTAATGCTAGTCCAAGAAACATAAGTTTATCTAGTATACGAATTCCTACGATTGTAGAAGTTGATTTATTTAACGTTTTTGCGTCTTGGCAACAACCATTATTAGATAATGCTGTATCTCCTTGGGTAATAGGCTATGTAGCAGAAATCAAAAAAGGACAAGAAGGAATTTGGGAGCAAACTAAAACAACTACAGATTTGTTTACTACTTTCGAAAATATGCAACCAGGTAATTATTACGTAAGAGTTAGAGCAATATTCTTTGACAACAGCTTATCTGACTGGACGGAGTCCGTATAATGACATGGGAATTTGACGATTTACCATCTAAAACGGTACTTCCAGTTGTTGGGCAAAAACCAAGAAATATAGTAATGTCAAGTTCTTTGATTCCAGCAACTCAATTATCTTCTATTAATGCTGATTTATTTAATATTTACGTTTCTTGGCAGCAACCACTTCAAGAAGACATTAATTCTCCTTGGGCTACCAGCTACACTGCTGAAATAAAACGAAAAGACGAAAATTTTTGGCAACAATCTAGAACAGTTTTTGATTTAACAACAGTTTTCTATAATTTACCAGTAGATACTTACTACACTAGAGTTCGAGCTAATTTTTTAACTAATTTGTTTTCTGACTGGGAGGAGTCAGTTTTACCAGTTGAATTATTCTATAGTAATTCAGTATTAGATTTTACTGCTAAAATAAATTCATTCATTGCTTTAGAGTTTTAATCATGAGTTCTGCTAGATATATTGATGGAGCTGGTGCTGTAAAATACAGGAAAGTATCAGGAGCGGGAACAGAAGCTAACCCACATATTCCAGAATTTTCCTCAGCTGATGTTGGTGATATTAGTGATTTTGCGTCTAAAACTATAGATACCGTCAAATTGCTAGACACTATTACTGATCTCGATAACATAACAGTTCCCGATGATTTAACACAAATTGACTATAGCGTTAGTGATGGAACTTTAATAGCTTTAACAAAAAGACTAATAGACTTTGGACAAAGGTCTGTATTAGAGTGTGTTGAACTGAATAATAAAGTTGAAACTTCTGTTGGTAGTATAAATGATAGTCCTGCTACATCAGACACAGCTAATGCTAGCGTAATATCTTTGCTAAAAAGACTATTAAGTACAGATGGCGATAGCGGCAATATCCAAGGCATTAATCAACAACTTGCTAATATTTACAATTCTATCGGAACTTCAATTGATAGTCCAGCTACAGCAGATGATGGACAATTTAGTTTAATATCTTTAATTAAAAAACTATTAACTGAAACTAATAATATTGCTTCGATTGGGGCAACTTCAGACGCGTCGGCAAACTCTGGGAATGCTAGTTTAATATCTTTAATTAAAGGTTTGAACATTTCCATTGGATCTACTTCTGATGCAGCAGCTACAGCAGATGACCAAAATTCTAGTTTGATATCATTGCTTAAAAGGCTATTAGCAAGTGATGGAGATAATACAGTTACTGCTATTAATCAGCAAATTGGTAATGTCACCACAACTTTAGGAAACACAACAGATGCAGTCGCAACTAACGATACAGGAACATTTAGCATAATTTCTTTACTTAAAAAATTATTACAAGAAACAAATAATATTGCATCAATTGGAGAAGTGTCGGATACAGCTGCTACATCTGGTAATGCTAGTGTAGTTAGTTTACTTAAAGGACTTAATTTAACTATTGGGGCAACATCAGACACACCAGCAACTTCAGATACTGACTCAGCTACTTTAATTTCTCTACTCAAAAGACTGTTAAGTACTGATGGGGATAGCAGTAACATAAACAGTATTAGTCAGCATTTATCTAATATACTTGCTTCAATTGGAACTACCAATGATTCATTAGCTACTTCAGATGATGGAGTATTTACGTTAATATCACTGTTTAAGCGATTATTAAGTGAAACTAACAACATATCTTCAATTGGAACTACCAGTGATTTAGCTGCTATATCCGGTAATGTTAGTTTAATCTCTTTAATCAAAGGATTAAATCAATCTATTGGAACTAATTCTGACTCGGCAGCAACGACAGATACAGGTGCTGCTACTTTAATATCTTTAATTAAAAGATTATTACAAGAAACTGACAATATTACCTCTATTGGAACTACTTCAGACGCGTCGGCAAACAGTGGCTCTGCTAGCTTAGTGTCGTTAGTTAAAGGATTAAATACTTCAATTGGCACTACATCAGATAGTGCAGCCACTACAGATACTGAAAATGCAAGTTTAATATCGTTACTTAAAAGATTGTTAGCAACTGATGGAGATAATACAGTTACTGCTATTAATCAACAAATAAGTAACGTTACTACAGCGCTAGGAACAACATCAGATGCAGCGGCAACGACAGATGCAGGTACTTTTACTGTCATAGCGTTGCTAAAACGGTTGTTATCAGAAACTAACAATATTGCATCAATTGGAAGCATTTCAGATGTTGCAGCAGCATCAGGCGACGCTAGTTTAGTAGCTTTAATTAAAGGATTAAATAATGCAATAGGGTCTATTACTGACAATTCGGCCACTTCAGACACTGCCAATGCAAGTTTAATATCTTTAATTAAACGACTACTTGAAACAGACGGTGTGGCAGGCACTAATCAACAATTAAGTGATATATACACTTTACTTGGAACTAGAGCAGATGCAGCGGCAACAACGGATAGCGGGACGTTTAGCTTAATTGCTTTATTAAAAAGATTACTACAAGAAACTGACAACATTGCTTCTATTGGGACAACTTCAGATGCAGCGGCAAATAGTGGTTCTGCTAGTTTAGTGTCTTTAATTAAAGGCTTAAATGCCTCTATTGGATCTACCTCTGATACGGCAGCTACGACAGACACTCAAAACACTAGTTTGATATCACTACTTAAAAGATTATTAAGTACCGATGGAGATAACACAGTTACTGCTATTAATCAACAAATAAACAATGTTACTGCATCATTAGGAACAACAACAGATGCAGTAGCAACAACAGATACAGGTACTTTTACTGTTATAGCTTTATTAAAACGGTTGTTAGTAGAAACAGACAATGTTGCTTCTATTGGAGCAACATCTGACGCAGCAATCACTTCTGGCAACGCTAGTGTTGTTTCATTATTGAAAGGACTAATTAGTTCAATTGGCACTACGTCAGATACAGCAGCTACTACAGACACTCAAAATACCAGCTTAATATCATTACTTAAAAGGCTATTAAGCACTGATGGAGATAACACAGTTACTGCTATTAACCAGCAAATTGGTAATGTTAGTGCAGTTTTAGGAACAACAACAGATGCGGCAGCAACAACAGACACAGGTACTGCTACTTTAATATCTTTAATCAAAAAACTATTACAAGAAACAGATAATATTGCGTCTATTGGAACAACAACAGATACAGCAGCCACTACAGGAACAGCCAGTTTAGTTGCACTTTTAAAAGGAGTAATTACATCTATTGGTACGACGACAGATAGTTCGGCAGCCACTGACACGGGTACTGCTAGTTTAATCTCTTTAACCAAAAGACTTCTTACAGAAGCTAATAATATTGTGTCTATTGGTGCTATTTCAGATGCTCCAATTATAAATATTGATAGTATATCGTTTATAGATAGCTGGGCAAGCATTGACTACAATGCAAACACAACAAGTTTGATTGGATTGTTGAAAATATTAATTACACTTACTCAGCAGTCGATTAGTGATAGAACTATGGTGTTCATCACAAATACTATCACTACTGCTACCACAACTACTGTTGTTGGCGCTCCTGTCCCAACTGGTAATAGAATTTATGTATCATATATTAGAGTACAACTAGAAGGAACTGCTGCACAAACAGTTACAATTAGAAATGGTGCTGATAATGTTGCTAGATTTTTCTTGTCTTCCCAAGGAATGGAAGGAGAGGCTAATTTAGCGCAAAACAGAGAAATACGCTTATCTCCAAACACAGCACTAAATATTGTATCTTCTGCTGCATCCACTTTTAATTACACAATTGGTTATTTTATAGCATCATGACGTTACCAATTCTTTATCTTACTCCTACTTGGCAAACAAGCCAAAAGACTCTTATTCCTACAGCTAAAACTAGACTAGGAGATAATTATAGTCAAGTTTTAACTCAGGGAATATTTCCTATTGTAGAATGGGATGTTCGCAGCCCAGTCTACTCAGAATCCGAAGTAAACGATATTTTGAACGTGTTACGACAATATGCTGACAAGTCGTTTCTTTGGAGTCCTACAGGACAAAATCTTAAAGAATGTGTTTGCGGAGAATGGGTTTTATCTTTAATTGGAGAAAACCAATATGTTATAAGTAATAAAATCACTGCTAGTCAAGTCAGATCTAATATTCCTAGTAACTTAGGTATTGTAATGTAATGCTATTATCACAACATATTAAAGAACATATTATTAAACATTCTAAGCAGTTTCCAAAACAAGAAGTTTGTGGTGTTGTAATCAATGACAAGCCATACAAATGTTCTAACATTGCTGAGAACAAAAATGAGGCGTTTGTAATTAATCCAGATGAAATTGATGGATTAATAGAATCTCATGGAAAGATTCAAATGGTTTATCACACGCATTGGAACGATAGTCAGCCTGGATATTTAAGTCCTCCTGATATTTGTAATGCTAAGTCTAATAAGTTGGCGTATTGTTTATATCACAGTGAGTTTGATTGCTGGGATTTGTTTGATCCAAACAACATAATTAATCCATTTCCTTGCTTTGATAATTTTAATATTTATTCTCCTAAGGAAATAGATTATTATCTAAAATGGCCGTTTGTTTACAACCGTTCTGATTGTTTTAGTTTACTTAGAGCCTACTATAAAGGAATGCTAGATATAGCATTACCAGATATTCCAAGAGGATTTTCACTTGAAGAAACAATTAGTCCATCATGGAATTTATTGAACGAAAATTTTCCCAAAGCAGGTTTTAGAAAATTAGAAGATGACGAACTTTTAAAAAACAATGATGTTGTTGGTATGACTCTTAATGGTGTACAACCACATCATGTAGCAATAATTATAGATACTGCAAAAAAAACAGGACTGCATAACTTAGGAGGAGATAGAGTTAGTGAATTATTTGTCTATGGTGGAAGTTACTGGGATAGAGTGACAAAATACAGATGTAGACATCAATTATTAGAATGAGCCAAATTGTTCTTGATATTTTAAATAACTGTTCTATATCTTGTTTAGAGCGCAATGGGCATACTGACATTTTTATAAGTTGTGAGGATGATATATGCCAGAAGATAGAAGAAAATCAAGATGCAGTTTTGTCTTATATTAAAAATAAAGTTAAAAATGTAAACTTAGTAATGTTTAAATCTACTAATAGTTCATACAAAGCCACATTTGAGCTTTGTTCGCTAGAAGATGATTTGAACAAACAAACCATACTTATAATGACTGTTGTGTTAATCTTTCAGTGTTTACAAATATTTACTTCTAGCTTAAAAACATTATTTATTCAAACATATCAAACTATAAAAACAATACTAAAAGCTGCTAAAGACGCTATAAAAGGCATATAGATTACTACATGCCTTTTAATTATTTTTCCAGAAGCATTGCCAAAGAAGTTAATGTTTGTATTGGCAATTCCCGTTTTTTAATAGCGTCCTCAATAATAGTTTTAGTTTTTGGACTTAATACGCCATTTCCTTCAGATTTGCTTCTGTCTGGGAATGGCAGTAAATCAGTGTATTTAATAGATGGATCGTCTTTACCTTTAAATCCATTAAATAGTCCTGCCCAGCCAATAGCATGAACTCTAGCTTGCATATTTAGTTCTTGTTGGCGTAGCTTCTCCATTTGATTAATGCAATTAAAAACTACGTAATCAAGTTGCTCTAAATATGATTCCCAGCTAGTAAATCTGGGATCAGCTATTCTGTAAGACTGAATTCTCCAGTAGAGTCCTTCCCAGTCAATTCTGGGAATTTCCGACTCTCCAGTTGATCCTCCCCCTGTGTTTCAGTTTCTTCTATTTTTTTCCATCTGCTAGACTCATTAAGATAAAAATCGTAAATTTCATCTACCAAAGTCTCATCTAAAGAATAGGTCTTTTCTAAATTCCAACTAGGATAACCAAGTAAAGGAATTTTTCCTCTATGTAAAAATCCAACTGTTCCAGCAGTAATATTTTTAGGTAATGCAGAAACTCTAATTTGTTCTGCATTTTCGCTATAATTATCTTCTACTGTTACAATGAATGAATTTTCGTAACTCTCCCCAAATCTAATTTTAGTGCCTTTTTCTAGTAAAAAATCTGCTGGCAAAGGCTCAATTACTAACTTCTTATCATCTTTATTAGCATCTACAACAACACTAATAATATGTGCAACACGCTCTTTAATAAGCATTGTTGCTACAACAGATTTTAGGTTAAGTTCCATGCTAGATGTATAAGCATTGATATCAGCTAAATCATCAGCATATTCTAATACAACTTCAGTGTTGTCAATGACCTCAACACCATCTTGTTCGGTCATACCACCAGTTAAAAGTTTTGTAGCTTCTTCTAGTGAAATCCCTTTTTGTTGCGCAATTTTTCCAACTAATCGACGAATCTTCAAAGAAGCATGCTGCCTACTTTGTTCTGTTTCGGCTAGTTGTCTTCTTTCCCCAACAGTAATACCGTCTTTCTTGGGAAAGAAAAGCACATCTCCTACTTTTATAAAATTAGTTTTAGGATTGCCAGTGATAAATCCAAGCATTTTACACAATCTCAAATTCTAAAGAATCATACTCATCAATATAACATTCTTTAGTAGCAGTTTTAGCAACTGATTCTGGAACTTTAATTGTATACGAAGTAAATTTATCAGAAACATTAATAGTTCCTGATAATCCCCCTTTAAAAATAGCAGCACCACAATACAAGGATTTTCCTTCTCTGGTGCAATTAATTAATACGGCAAGGAGCTGAGTACTGTCTGTTAAAATCTTCATTGTTACTTGATGTGGTGGTGGTCAATAAACCATTAAGGTTATTTTTAAGATAATAACTCAAAAACTAAAAGCAGAAGTCCACTCAAGTAAATCTCCTTGGAATGTTAAGTTAAACGAATATTTCATAACTTCGTTTTGATTAGCTGGGAAAGATATGCCACCAACTTTAGCCACTCCAACAATTCTCTCTCCATTAGGTAAAGTAATTACAGCATAAATATCTCTACCATACAAACTATTAGAAAATATTCCAGCTGGCTTAATTACTGTCTCCAACGCTTTGTCTCCAGCCAACGCAATGCCGCTAACATTGCAGCTGATCGCCCTGCGTATGAAAACGCTATTTACTCCTTTACGAGATGAAGCATTAGTTGTGTCAACAGAAGTTTCTTGAGCTGAAATATCTAAAGTCGTAATACCATTAATTGGGAGTAATCCAGGTACAACGACTGCGCTATCAGTTTGCAGTACCGGATATTGTAAAGGCTCTACCGGAACTAATAGTGGACTTGTTGTTAACACAACATCTTGAGATATTACAACTTGTCTTCGCCTAG